TTGATCAGTATATCAAAGATAATCAAATAGATATAATCACTTTGACTTCTTACAAAAGGAATATATTTGCTCGATTATTTAATCCAAGTATTGCTAGAAAAATGATTTTTCATTCTGATACGCCATTACTTATTATTAATAGCTGATCAGATCAAGCAAAAAACGGGCATTTACGATTATGGAATAATCAATACTATGTTGTATTAACGTAATTAACATTAATGATAGCAAACGTATGTTATATAATAACATTGTTTAACGTATTGGATAACTATATACATACGAGGTATACCATTTACAAGAATATCGAGAAATTGATATTGATACAAATAAACAGGAGATAAATTACGAAGGAAATCGAATATTTCAATAAGGTCATGAAAGGGAATAGGACAACCAGATATAAAGTATTTCATAATGTAAATATTTTTATACTGTCATTTTTCGTATAATAGGACAAGAAAAAAGGATAGCCGAGTGGATTAATCGGCTACCCTTCGGGAAAATGACATGGGTTTTACTTAAACAAAGAACGAATGAACTTAAATATTCTATAATAAATATAGAATACAATAGGAGTTAATATAAACCATTCACTACCAGCAGGCAAGAAGCCAAGCAATAAACAAAACATAACTTAAAATATTTGGTTTTTACAAATATAATAAATAGTTTAATCTATTGCACCAACAGAACGTAATATTTTAGAGCCTGTATTAAAAATACCAATTTTATCCGTATCATGAATAAGATTAAAGAGAGTTTCCTCCAAAGTCTTAACACGAGTTTTATACGTATCAGCATTAAAGCGGTTTTCCTGTCGTTGAGCCTGATTAGATAACTGTTGACTTGTAATCTGTTCTACACCAAGAGAAGTACGTACTTCAGTTTCAGCCATTTTCTTAATCTCATGCTCAGCCTGATTACGAGTTAACTTACCTTGAGCAAGACGAAGTTGAATATCAGCAGCTTTTTGAGCTAGGTCCATTTTTTGATTAGCATCCATGAAAGACAACTGTTTATCAGCCATCAACGTCTGAACATTCTTAAATTTCTCTTCAGCACGCATATTTGCGATATTCTGTGAATTTACAGCCATTTGAGAACTCTTTAAATCCTTATCAATAGAATAGATAAGCTTATCAAGAGCCAAACGACCTTTCATAGTATGAGTACTAGCCTTAATATTAGCTATTCTAGCAATAGCTTCAGCAGCTTTATACTTACCTTCAATACGCAAATTATCAGTTTCAGCACGAATTTTATTACGGTCGGGTTCGGACTGAATACGGTCAACCATATCACCAAGAGCCTGAGCAATACCGGAATAATCAGCAGTATAAGGCGCAGACGTAGGAGGCGTAACACCTTGAGCAGACGGGGAAGTAGCAGCACCGGAAGATTGAGCAGCACCGGCAGTACCACCGGACATCATCAGATAGGGATTAAGTCCGGCAGCTTCCAAACGTTGACGTTGAGCAGGAGCAGAATTATATTCTGCAACATCCCAAGCATTTTGCTTGGCATCATTATAAAAATTCCATTGGTCGCCTAATTGCTGATTATACATCTTTGTATTATAAGCCATTTGCTTATCAAGCATTTTCTCGTTAAATTCATTACTACTTTGAGCAATAGAAGAATTACTCTTATTACTCATAACAGAAGCACCAACAGAACCAACAGCGGCAAGAGCGCCGCCAATAAGAGCAGCAGAAGCCATAATAATAAAGTTTTAAATTATTTTTATCTTCGATAAAAACCTCGGGGGCATAGCCCTGGAGCCCCCCCTAGAAGGGGACCCCCCAGTTAAGGTTTAGGTTAAAAAAATTAAGGGGAGACTGCTCGCAGGCTCTTTTTTCATTGTCTAACCTTTCGGACAATAACCGGGAGGATTCACGCGCGCACGTGTTAAGGTCACGCGCACACGTGTTAAATAGAGTTAATTTGGATAATTTGAGACTAATTTTGTACGATTTTATACTATCAATCTCAAATATTTTGTTATCACTCTGATGGAGCAGGCTCAACAGGAGCAGAAGGCTCATTAGTCTGTTGAGCCTGTGCAGCAGCCAAAGCGGCTACAGCATCATCAGAAGAACTCATAAGATACTGACTCCAAGCCATCAGCTCACTAGGAGACTGAATAAAGCGAGACTTGACAAAAGACATCAATTGCTCATCACCAAGCTTAGAACGAATCTCTGAAAATTGAGGTTCACGAACTTGAACAGAATCAAAGTAGGAGAGAAGCGATTCACGTGAAAGCCTATCCAATCTCTGTTGATTAAACAACATATAAATGTCAGAGGTGAGACGGACACTCTGTTTACTGTCTACTTCAATTTTCTGAAACACAAATTGGTCAACCGGAGAAGATTCACGGAATTCACTACATTTCATTTCCTTAGAAGTAATAATACAAGAACATTCAGGAGCTACATAAGGCTCCAAACGACGTTTAGACCACATAATTATAATTTTAAAAAGTTAAAAATAAAGGACTAGTAAGGCAAGCCATCAGTATCAAGGTTACGGACTACTTTTACATCAAAGAACGAAGTGCAAAGAAAATTATCCGTATCAACCTTATCATTAACCTCAACAGCAAACAACGGGTTAACCGAATTAGGGTTTACTTTAAAAGAAGTATAAGTAGACAAAACAGAAGAACCAGAACCAGTCACAGACGTAATTTGACCTAAAACCGAATCATTATCATACGAAATAATCCAGTTCTTCAAAGAAGTTTTAAAAGCACCTACAGAAGTATCAACATCTGTTTTATAATCAATATAACGCGGAGCATATCCCAATAAATGATAATCATAAGGGAAGATATTAGAAGAAGTATTAACAAGACGAACAAGAGGAATACTTTCCATACCAACACGGTCAAATTCGGGGATAGCATAATCAGCAGCATGCACCTTCGTATAGATAGGAGACGTAATATCACAAGTATAGTCAATCAAAGGCAAGCAATGATAAATACACATGATAAGACCGTAACGACCTTGAGAATTAAAGGAAATACGACCATTAGAAACACCAGTACCTTTACCTGCAATATCAGCGGCATTTTCACCTGTAATATTATTATTTACAACCTCATTGATATCCAATGAAGAATCAACACCACCAAGGTAGGTACACATTTCAGAGAAACCATCACCAGGGGACACATTCCAGTGTTTTTCAATTTGTTCTTTATAATCCTTGTTACCTGACAAAGCAATTTCTTTCCATTTCTGCAAGAACTCAGCTTGACGAAGGGCAAGAATAGAAAAATTAGCATCAACAGAAAGAGGGGTACCCGTAGCAGTACCAGAAACAGCTACAGAAGCAACATTACCATACTGTTGACGAGGTAAAACACCATGAAACAAATCCTTTTGCCAATTACAGTAACGAAGGTCAAACATATTGTAATCTTTAATAAATGCACTATCAGTAATACCGGAAACATTCATAGAATTAACACCATCCATATAATCAACATTGAAGCAAGAAGGCGAACACTTCTCCCATTGAGATTCACGGTGGAAATCAGAATAAATCTTTTGATAAGCAAGTAAACCAAAAATATTCAATTGAAGATTAGCAGTTAAAGGGTCATCAGACCAAGAAGTACCAGAAGTATAAAGAGAAAAATTACCATAGCCAAGATATTCCAAAAGCTTAGCAGATAAAAGACCACGATTATAGCCAAAAAAATTTTTAACATAAGATTCAGAAGAAGTAGAAGGGAAAGATGACAAATAATCAGCAATCTGCTCACAAGTAACATAAGGCATCTCACCAGACAATGAATCATAAGCAGGAACCAATCCAGTAGCATGTTGGGGGTTGTCATACATTTGTGTCAACACAGTATTAGCCTTATTCCAGAGCAAGTCATAAGGGACAAAATAGAAGTCGTAATACTCTCTCATACGAGCAAAAGCAGCAGTATTAAGAGGTTGAGTACGGGTAAAAGCACGAAGGTCAATAGACCAAGAATCACCGGGAAGAACTTCCCAAGTTTTCACAGGCAATAACTCACCACATTTAGCAGTAAAATTACGCTTAGAAGAAAGGTCGAAACCATTTCGAGAAGTCTTATTTCTCAAAGACTTCAAACTCATAATGTTAGCCATTGTTAAAAGTGTTAAAATTAGACATCACTCAAAGAACATCTTATTTGCGTCATTGAGTTTTTTATGCTTTATACGGTCACCAAAGAGCTTTTTAACATCCGAGCTATAGAGACGATAAACAGGAGTTTTTTCAAGCAAATTAGTATCAGTATAAACGTTATTATAAAAGTAAGGATAATAGGAATTATCCCAATTATCAGTACAAAGGTCATCATCACCAATTAAATCACTTTCATAAAATAGTTGTTGAGCTTCAAAGAATTTAGTCAGATGCATATAGTCCAGGCGGGAATAAAATTCCTCAATTAAACGTTGTTTAGATTTACGCTCCGCTAAAGTGTTATGAGTACAAACAAAATACAAGAAGTGTTTAGAAATCAGCAATTCAGTATAGATACGGTGTACATAACGAGAGAACTCATCAGAATTAAACGAATGTAACAATACATCAGGGTCATAGAAATATTGAGACAATTCATACAATTTAGATTGGTCGGAACAATAACCATAAAGGTCAAGCAAATAGGTTTCCTTAGTATTATGGAAATAATAAATATAGATAGCTATTTCTTTCGCAAGCGAGAACGACGTTTTGGCATCGGGGAATAATAACCGCGCTGTATCATAGATTGAGTAAGAGTAAGCACGTTCACGTGAAGATTTAGAAGCAAATCCTTTACATCGTGGGTAGAAGTAAGAGTAACACGACCTCCATACGTCAAACTCTTTATATTTTCCATTGAGTACGACGCTTCTTTTAATAAAGTTTTCAGGGGTAAGCGAGTATACTTTTTCACGTTGACAGTCAAGAAAGCCTTGACCCAGTTTTTGAGAATGAACGTTGAACGGACAGACGGAACCAGCTTTAAAAACTTTGGGTATAGTGCAAGAACTATTAACGTACGACGCAACGTAGTTAGAGCACTGTCCTTTGGAGATTTGACAATCGATACGACCAAGGGTCCATGCTTTAGATATATTCTCTGAACATATTTGTAGCGCTTTGTCGGAGTTGAGGAATAATAAGAGATGATAATGCGGGCGGAAATGTACAGGTCCGTACTCGCCGACAGCAAAGTAACGCACTTTTTCCGAGGGGGAGAACTTAGTAACATAGTATCTTAAACGTTTTAGAAATAATTGTAAATCAGTTTTACGAAGGTAGGGGACATCACCAAATAAATAGAACTTATTAAGTAAATTAGTTCTTTCATCCTCTGTAAGGTCAGCAGGTCCAAGAATTTCACCAGTTTCTTTATCTATAAGGTCACAACCGTAGGGGCGTTCAATAGAATCAACGAACATCGCACGAGGTATAAAACGATTGGCATAGGTAAGAGTTATAAATAAAGTATGTTTAGATGAATAAGACTCCAAGTCACATTGAAAAGCATAACGGGAATTTTTAGCAAGCGTACAGGCTTGACAATGTCCACAAGGGACTACCATAGACTCATTAGTATAGGGGTTAACTATACGTTTAGGATGGAGACACTTACAAAAGGGGTTTTGTACCATAGTTATTTAAACACATCAAAAGAAGGACGACGAGAACGAATAACCTTAAAAGAGCCAGTTTCACGACCTTGAGAATTCCAACAATAATAACATTGACGATAAATCTTAATAGTAGAAATCATAAAACTAGAAATTAGGAGATAAATCCAAAGTAGTAGAATCATTACGAGACTCTGATTTTTGGTCTATCTGTTGGTTAGAACTAGAGTTATTTTTCTGAATACTCATAGACATAGTAACAGCACACGAAGAGACAAGAACCACGTTACAAACAGTAACAATAAAAGTAACAAGAGCCTGAATAATACGGCTCCATTGGTCATTGGTAAGTTTCATAATTAATCAGTAATTAAAGTAGTTGTACAAATATATTGAGGAAGAACACTAATAGACTTAGATATTTTACTAGCTTCAATAACAGAGATACCAAAGAGAGAGAAGGTACTAACAGGATGCAAGACAGTAACACGACGACCAGCAAAGACAGAAGAAGATACAAAGCTTATAGTAAAGTCCCAATCATGTTTTTCTTCAAAAGCCTTTTTCATATTATATTTTTCACATTTTTTCATATTAAACAGTTTTAAGGTTATCAATAGACTGCATTATAAATTCAAGAGCAGAAAACAAAGGTCTGACATCATGATTTTTAGAAAGGTCTTCAACATATTCACCAAGATAACGTAGCATAGAATCACGTAAATTACGCAATTCTTCAATACTCATAGGAATTTCATTTTCTATAGCCATAATATTAACGTTTTAATTATATCGCAAAGATACGAAGGGAATAATCAATATTATGTTTAATTAAAAAGGAGCAATGTTATTATATTGCTCCTTTTTAATTTTTATCAATTGAAGAAAAATACATATGTATTTTTTGATTATCTCTCCTCAATATGAATTATACGAAAAAAAAGAAGGTTACTATTTCTAGCAACCTTCCCATATTTTTCAGACTTATAATTTTCCTGAAAACGATATTACTTCATCAGTTTATCGATTTCTTCAAATTCAGGTCCCATGTTCAAGTTATAGTAAACTCTATAAAGACCTTGTAACCATAAATCTTGTTGATCAGGTTTCAAAGCTCTAGCTT